TACCAAATGAGCAACCTTTAGTTGGATTAGAGAGTGGTGGAATATATTATGTTGAAGTTCTGGATTCAAGTGGTTTAGCAAAAAATGTATTAAGACTTTTCCCATCCAGATCATTTATTACAGTTACTAATGTTGAACCATCAAATCCACCATACATTGAATTTGATATTTCAAGTTCATCATCTACACAAGAACATAAATTTATTTTATTAAGGCATAGAAATGAGCAAATTGGTGTTCAAAAAGTTTTAAAAAAGTTTCCTGCAGAGGTTAACATAAAATCTGGAACATCAGTAAAAACTGAGGCAGGAACTACAGGTATATTAAAAAATGGTGTAGAGATAGCAAATTATAAGTCATTAGACAAGATTTATTTTGGCCCATTATCAGATATTAAGATACTAAATCAAGGAAAGAATTTTGATGTAGTTAATCCACCAACAATTAGTATTCCCTCACCCGGAACTGGAACAACAGCACTTGTGCAACCTGTTGTTAGTGGTTCTATTGAAGAGATGTTGGTTGATCAACAAGACTTTGATGTAGAAAGAGTAATGTCAATCACAGTATCCGGTGGTAATGGATCTGGTGCTGTTATCAAACCTGTTGTTGTTAAAAGACAAAGAGAAATTGCATTTGATGGGAGATTAAAAAATGTTCAAGGTGGTGTAGATCAAATAAATGATATTATTGAATTTAAAAAACCTCACAATCTAGAAAATGGAGAACCTCTTGTATATCATAACAATGGTAATCCATCGATAGGAGTCGGAACTTTTAGAGGTTCAAATACTGCTCAAAACAAAACTCTTATAAACGGAGCAACTTACTATCCTCAAGTTGTTGGTGTAAGTTCTGTTTACTTGTATGAAAAATTAAGTGATTATAATGCTGGTATCAATACAGTTGGTTTTACAGTTGAAAATACTGGTGGTGATCATAAATTTACGTTTTTAAATCTTAAAAATCATCTTAAATCCGTTAAGGTTCTTAATAAAGGCACAAATTATACAAATAGAAAATTAATTGTAAAACCAGTCGGTATTTCAACGATTGATAACTCTATTAACTTTAAAGATCATGGGTTTGTATCAGGTGATTTAATTCAGTATGCACCCACAAGTGGAAATGCTAGTCACGCTCCGATAGGACTCGGTGTTACGACAAGATATCGTGTTCATAAACTTGATAATAATAAATTTAGACTTATTGATGTAGGTATTGGTGCAACAGATCCTGATAATAATTTTGTAAGAAAAAATTTCACAAGAATATCAGAAGTATCATCATTAAGCAATCATCAATTTTTCTTTGAACCAATAGTAGTAAATGTAAATGCAATTTACTCTCCAGTATCTGCAGGTCGAACTGAATCTTTAGTTGTCACACCTATAATACGAGGAAAATTAGTAGATGGTTATTTGCACGAACCCGGAACAAATTATGGTTCAAATATTTTGAATTTTGAGAAAAAACCAAATATTAAAGTTTTAAATGGTAAAAATGCAGAGTTAAGAGCAATAGTTTTTGATGGAAAAATAATTGGATGTGATGTAATGTTTGGTGGTAAGGAATATACATCCGCACCAGATCTAGATTTAGTTGGAATTGGAACTGGAATAGGTGGTAAATTAAGAGCGATTGTTTCTGATGGAAAGATAACTGATGTAAAGGTAATTAATCCCGGAATTGGATATACAGTTGCTCCAGATGTTAAAATAACTCCAAACGGTTCTGGATTTATAATTGATAGTGCTGTAAGAGATTTAACTGTAAACAACCTCACTCGATTTGGTGATGAAATACTTTTAAGAGAGGCAGAAACAAATTTACAATATTCTGTTGTTGGTTATTCAAATAAGGTTCAAAGTGCTTTTGATGATAACGTAACAAGTCCACAATTACACTCACCAATCATTGGATGGGCATATGATGGTAATCCAATATATGGGCCATTCGGATTTAGTGAAGCGAATAATCAAAACTCTCTATCAAGAGTTATGAGAAGTGGATATCAACTTGATTCATCTAAAGTATTTAATAGACCTAGTACGAGTGATTTTGCTGCAGGGTTTTTCATAGAAGATCATACATTTAATGATACTGGTGATCTAGATCAAAGTAACGGTCGTTATTGTAAAACTCCAGATTTTCCAAATGGAACTTATGCATATTTTGCTGGTATTTCTTCTGTATCTTCAGCACCTGTATTCCCATACTTCATCGGTGATACATATAGATCGGATTTTGTTTCTGAAAATTCACTTTTAACACAATCATTATTTGATTTTAATAATTCTAATTTAACTCGTAACTCACTCCCCTACAAATTGGATGATGAAAATGCAGATTACAATTTTGTTGTTGAATCTTACGAAATAAATCAACAAACATCAATTATTGAATCTGTAACAAGTGGAAATATAAATGGTTTCCAAATTGTTTCTGCAGGAAGTGATTTTAAAGTAAATGATAGTTTAAATTTTGATAATTCTAACACAGATGGTGGTGGTGCAGCAGCAAGGGTATCTCATGTCTTAGGTAAAGATGTTGATAATATTACTGTAGGTGTGACAACATATAACGATGTTGTCTTTGTTAAAGGTGGAAATGGAACAGTTTCAGGATTCATATCAACATCTCATAATTTAAATACAAATGATGTTGTGGTAATTTCAGGTGTTACAACTGATATTTCTAAGTTATCAAGATCACATAAGATTGGAGTTACATCTGAAAGGACAGTATTATATAAGGATTTACCAGCAAGTAATACTGCAGGTATCATAACTGATATTTACTTAGCGAGAATCCCTAATTCTGTATCAGTTGGAAGTAGTATTGGAATCGGAACAGAAAAATTATTGGTATTGAATAAATTTGATGAGAGAAATATCTTGAGAGTCAAGAGAGGTATTGTAGGATCTGCAAATACTGCATCTCATACCATAGGTAGTTTAGTAGAAACGATTCCTCAAACTTTTGATATTCAAACACAAAATATTGGAGATTTTGTATCTAGGAAAAATGATATTGTTTATTTTAACCCATGTGAGGCAATTGGTGTAGCAAACACAGTTGGTAGGACTGTTTCTATAGGTAAGTCTTACACAACTGGTGAAAGATCAGAAGTAATTTCAATACCAGCAAAATCCATATTTTTACCAAATCATCCTTTTGAAGATAATCAAGAAGTTATCTTAAGAAGACCAACAACATCACCCACCAACGCATTTACAATCGGTCTCGGTGATAGTTTCCAAGTTGGCACTGATTTTAATTTGTTATCAGGTAATAGCACAGTTGTTTATATACGCAAATTTTCAAATGATCTTGTAGGACTTGCTTTGACAGCAAACACACCTGCTGTTTTCTTTAAAAATGGTAATGTCATAGGAAATTTTGATAACTTTGAATATTCTATAGAATCAAATTTCTCTCAAGTTAAAGGAAAGGTTGAACGAATCACCGCTACTGTTGGTATTTCAACTGTATCTGCTGGATCAACCTTACATGGAATGCAAAATAATGATACTGTTTCCATTAATTTACAATCAACTCAGTCAAAAGGTGTAGGTTCAGGTTCTACTTCAGTTGTAGTGAAATACAATGCACAGAATGATAAACTTCTTATAAATCCAATATCATTTACAAATTCATCAGTTAACACAAATTCTATTAATATTGCAAATCATGGATTTAAAACTGGTCAAAAATTATTCTATGATGGTAGTCCAGCAACAGGTCTAACATCACAGAGATCATATTTTGTTTATAGATCTGATGATAGTAATTTTAAACTTGGAGAAACAAGATATGATGTGATGATCGAACCACCAAACACAGTGAATATCACATCGAATAGTGGTGGAACACAAGAACTATCTTTAGTTAATCCTCCTCTTGAAATTGTAAGAAATGATAATTTAGTATTTTATGTTTCTGATCCATCATTAAACGGTTATGAGTTAAATTTCTTCTTTGATAAAAACTTCAATAATAGATTTGTATCCTCTGGATCGACAACTAGTTTTAGTGTAAGTGGTGTTGGAGCTGTAGGAGTTGGAACAACTTCAACAGTTACATTATCATTTGATAAATCGAACCCAGAAAAATTATTCTATACACTTGAAAAGTCAGGATTTATAAGCACATCTGATCCTGATGTTAAAAATGCATCACAAATATCATATGTTGATAGTGAATATAATGGTACATATGTTGCATTTGGTGTAACTACTGGTGGATTTAACATATCACTTAATGATGTTCCAGAACAGGGTTCATATTCAGTTGGTGCATCATCAACGATCACATATGACACAACTTCCTTAACTGCTACTGGTGGTATTAGTCGAGTAGACCTTATCTCAGGTGGATTTGGATATAAGAATGTTCCCGGAGTTACAAGTGTTACAAGTGATAACGGATCTGGTGAGAATATTTTATGTTTATCTCAAAATATAAACAAAATAAATGAAGTTAGAATCACTGATCCCGGTTTTGATTATCACTCTGATAAAACGTTACAACCAGAAGCAAGGTTGTCACCTACAGTTACCCTCATAAATTCAGATTCAATCACAAATATTGAAATATCTGATGGTGGTAGAAATTATACTGATGCTCCTACTTTAGTTATTGTTGATCCAGATACAGGTAAGTTAACAGACGATCAAGGGGTAATTACCTTAGACTTAGCAGCTAATTCTCTTGGGAACGTAGAAATTCTAGAATCACCTAGAGGATTAACATCAAAACCACAAATTTTAAGGACAATAAACAATACAAATGGATATAAAGTAACAGATGTTCAAAGTAGTGCAAATAGTGGTGTTGTCACTTGTACTTTAAAAACACCGATAAATGGATTTGCTGTTCCTCAGTTCACTGCAGGAGAACAAGTTTTTGTTGAAAATATTGGTATTGGTACAACTGGTATTGGTTTAAACTCAGCGGATAATGGATTTATATTCTTTGATGTAATTGAATACAATAATACTGATCCAGCGATTGTCAAATTCAAACTACCAAGCACAAATACTAATCCCGGTATTGCAGCATCTACACAAAATTTTGCAACGATAATTAAATTTACTGATTATCCACGATTTAATACTACACAAAAAACTTCAGAGTTCAGAACTGGGGAAAAATTAGCAGTTAAGATTAATAATGCATTTGTTACTACAGGACTCATTGTTATCGATAATCGTCCTGATGAATTCATTAAGATAGAAGGAAAATTTGAAGTAAAAGTTGGTGATACAATTCGTGGAGAAAACTCAGGTACAATCGCTACAATTAACTCAATCGTTAACAATCGTGGTAGATTTATTATTGATTATTCTTTGACACAAGATAAAGGTTGGAATGATGAGATTGGTAGATTGAGTGAAGACTTTATGGTACTAGCAGATAATAATTATCATCAAAATTTATCATATACTATTCAAAGTCCAAAGACATTTGATGAAATTATCGATCCCGTAAACAGATTAATTCACACAAGTGGATTGAAGAATTTTGCTGACACTGGTATTTCATCAAGAGCATCGGTTGGAATTGATTCATCAAACGTAACCACTGTATCCGCTGATGTGGTGACTGAACAGAGAGTAGATGCTATTAATAACTTTGATTTAGGTAGAGATATTGACACCATTGATAATGGATCTAAATCTAAATTTATTCAACTTGTAAACACTAAATTAGCAAATTTTGTACAGTGTGATACCAACAGAGTTCTTAAAATTGATGATATAAGCAGTGAATTTTCTGACAGTGAAGCAAACTTGACAGGAAACATTTCTATTCCTATACAAGAAACTTTTGTAAGATTCTTAATACAGTCTAGAAACATATCAAATGGTGAAATACAAGTAGACGATATTGTTATTTTTAATGATAATACTGATACATTTACTTTTGAAAAAAATAGTGTTGTTTCTGCTACAAGCAATATTGTTGAAGTTGAAGGAAAAACTGTTAATGGTAGTAGAAATTTAGTTGTTTCACCTACAGATCCAAATAATGATGATATTGACATTAAGGTCTATAAGAATAGTTTTAACGAACAAAATCTAAGAAGTGGTACTCAAGCGATTGGATTAGTTAACTTAGTTGGTCTATCTACAGTAGTAAGCGTGGGTACAACAGCAGAGCCTATAGCAACAGGATCAACCACATCTGTTGATGCTTTCTATGCTACTGTAGAGGTTGTAAATACGATATCTGGTGAAAAGAACCATGTAGATGTTTATGCCACTCATGATGGAAGTAACTCATATTTCAGTGAATATTATGCAGATACATCATCACAAAATAACTTATCATCTAATTTTATTGGAACTTTCAGGTCAAGAATACACAATAACGTATTATCATTAGATTTTGATAATTCTGTTGGAATTGCATCGACTGTTAGAATTAATGCGAAAGTTATTGGATTTAATACAACAGGTGGTAATGCTGTTTATAGATTTAAGGATGACGCACAACCTGCTGGTGCAGAGAGAACAATAAATTTAAGATCTGGAATTACATCTATAGCAAATTCTTCAATCTCAAATGTTGTTTCACTCGACAAAAATAATTTCAGTGCAGTAAAGAGTATTGTAAGAATTAAATCAGCAACAGCGAGTGCTGTTCATCAGGTTCTAGGAATACATGATGGAACAGATACTCATACCATACACTATCCATTTATTTCAATCGGTAGTACTTCTGGTATTGGTACATTCTCATCTAACCTTACATCATCTAATTTTGTTGTTAAATTCCATCCAGATTCAGGAACAGGTGCACATACTATTCAGGTGTTCAGTGAAGAGGTGTATAGAGATATCGATATACTAAACAATCCACCCACTTTAGGTTATGGTCGTGTTAATGAATCATTATCAGCATTCCAGTACAATGCAGTCAATGGTATAAGATCTAATAAAAAACAATTTACCTTAAGACATAATACGATTCCAATTTATGAAAAAGGATTTGATCCTGAAGATACTTCAAAACTAAACAGATCAACAGGTGTATTTACAATACCAAATCATTTCTTCTCTGAAAATGAACAGTTAATTTATACACCATTATCAACATTTGCTGGTGTTGGTGCAACTGCGTTACAAATGACTGGTGGTTCAAATTTACCTTCTACAGTATTTGTTAAAAAATTATCGAACAGTACATTCCAACTTGCAACAACAAGAGGTGGGTCTGCTGTTACATTTACAAATGTTGGTGCTGGTAATTCTCATCGTTTAACTATGAGTAAACGAACTGAGAAGAGCATCATTGTAATAGATGGTATCATTCAATCACCAATGGCATTTTCACCCGTTACAACGACGTTAGTGAATAATGCAGGTAGTGGTATATCAACTACAACCACTGATCTATGTGTAAACACAACTGCTGATATTAATCTAGGTGATCACATTAAGTTTGCAGATGAATTTATGCTTGTAACATCTGTGGGTATCGCAACTACCTCTACAGGGCCTGTATCTGGTATTGGAACATTTGATATTCTTGGTGTTGAAAGAGCAAAACTTGGAACAAACGCTGCTGCTCACAATAATAATACAACTGGTAGAGTGTTCTCTGGTTCATTTAATATCATTGGATCTGATATATTCTTTACAAATGCTCCTAGAGGAACTAATAATATTGCTAAAACTCTTGGAAATCTTGATACTGCAAGATCAGTATTCCAAGGTAGAACTTATCTTAGAAAAACATATACTAATAACAGAATATTTGATGATTTATCGACTGAATTTACTGGTATAGGTGCCACATTTAGAATGAAAGTTGGTGGTGCTAATACAACTGGTATTACAACTGGAAGTTCCCTTGTTTTAATTAATGGTATATTCCAAAAACCAACTACTGAAAATAATTTGAGTAATAATTATGTTTTTGTTGGAGTTGGAACAACAGCACAAGATATTGAATTTACAGGTATATCATCATTCGGTACAAATAATCAGATAATTAGTGAATTAGATGTAAATCAAAACCAACTTCCAAGAGGAGGTAAAGTAGTTTCACTAGCATCTACCGGTGGATTAGGAGTTGCTCCATTAGTTGGTGCTGCTGTAACTGCAGTATTAAATCAGTTTGGAGGAATCACCGCTGTAGGTATAGGTTCCACGATTTACAATGAATCAGTTTCACCATCAAGACCACCCGGAACTTTATCATTTGGATCTGGATATCGACCAGTTGGGGGGACAGTTGCAATTGGTATCACCGATTTGGCATATGAACATCGATTTGTGAGTGCTGGAATAGGATCACTTAATTCTGCAACTAATTCCAATAACACATACACAATCCAAGACGCAGTTTATACATCACATACAGGACTCTTAGATATTACACTTTTAAACGGACATGGATTAACCACAAGTGATACAGTTGGTATTGATACCGGGGGTATCGTATTTACATGTTCAAGAGATAATTTTGCATCAAATCATGCATATCCTCGTGCACTCTCTAAAACTACAGGATTACCCGATCCAATCGCTGGAATACAAACAGCTATAACAGCAGTTAGTGGTAATATAATTACTATCTTTGTTGGTGTAGGTGGTGGAGCAGGTACAGGTGCCTCTGCAACAGGAAATATTGGTATTGGTGGAACACTTGATGTAAACATAGGTGCTGCTGGTACAAATTATGTTAATCCAAGATTACAATTCCCTGAACCAAATTATGAAAATATGTCAATTATTGGTGTATCAAGAAATGGTGTTGCATCAACTGTAACCGGTAATAATCTTCTTGTCACACTTAATGTTGGTGCAAGTTCAACAGTTGGAATAGGATCAACATTATTTGCAGTAACATCATTTGATATTGCTAGAAACGGATATGCTTTCAAACGTGGTGATAAATTCAAACCTGTAGGTTTAGTCACTGCAAGAGGTGCTGACCTTGAAGATTATATCTTAGAAGTCACTGAAATTTATAATGATAAATTTGCTGCATGGGATTTTGGTGAATTTGACTTTATTGATCCTATCGGTAATTTACAGGATGGAGTTAGAAAGAGATTCCCATTAAGAGTAAATGGTGAACTACTAAGTTTTGATATTGGAACTGGAACTGATTCCCAATTAATTGATATGAATGCTTTATTGATCATTTACGTCAATAATGTATTACAAGATCCCGGTGTAGCATATTCATTTGAGGGTGGAACTACATTTGAATTTACAACAGCACCTGATGCAAATGATGAAATCTCAGTGTTCTTCTATAAAGGGACTGCTTCTGAAGATGTTACTGAAATTAATGTTGTAGAAACCATAAAAGATGGTGATGTTGTTCAACTACAAGCAAATGATGATACAAGTTCCTTAACAAGTCAGGGCACAAGATTACTAATTGACCTTCAGCAGAGAAAGAGAACTGTGTCTGGTATCACAACTACAGATACACTTGAAACTGAAATTTATGCAGGAGTTGGTATCAATGATTCAGCAACAAACAAACCTCTTACATGGATCAAACAGAAAGAGGATAAAGTCGTAAATGGTATCGTTGTTTCCAAAGCAAGAGATTCAATTGAACCTTTAGTATTCCCAACAGCAAGAATCATTGGTGATATTGGCACTGGCAGCACAAGTAAAATTTACATTGATGATGCTAATTTTTTCCAATATGAAGCAAATGAAGATGGACAAATCAATGATATCAATTTTGATGCTTTAATTATTAATAATAATAATCCAGTATCTGCCTCATTTACAGCAACAGTATCAACCGCTGGAACAATTTCAGCAATATCAGTTGCAAATGGAGGAAGTGGTTATGTGGGTAACTCAACTTCCCTTCATATTTCACAACCACCAGTTGCAATGAAGGTATCACCAATTGCCACTGGTATTGGATCAACTGCTGTGGCAACTGCGAATATTACAAATGGAACAATCACATCAGTTACTATTAATAGTGGTGGTATAGGGTATTCAACATCTATCACACCAAATGTAATCGCATTTGCACACAAACCCATCACTGAATTAATTGAGTCAATTGATACTTCAAATTCAGACTTTACTGGATTCTCAGGAATAGTTACAGGTATTTCTACTGTTATGATTGGATCAACAATGGGTCTTAAGTTTGGACTTTCAAGAAGTGGTGCTTTCACTAACTTGAAGGAAACTATGCCGATTTACATTTCTGATACATCCGTCGGACATGGAATTACAAGTTTGAATGAAAGTGGTGCAAATGGAGATGTTGTTGCGATTGGTAGAACATTTGTTGATAATGTTTACATGATTAAGAATATTACTAGACATGCAAACGCAGCTGAGATTGAGGTTAATGTTCATTCAAATACAAATATCACCGGAATTGATTTAGCAAACGCAAATGTAGCATTTGCTGTTACATTTACTGCGAATGCAAATTCAAATTATATTTTGAACGGTGCACACAGAGATGAATTTGGAACACAAACAAGTTTATCAAATGCAAATAATGGTACAATTTATGTTGAAAAAGGTGATGTTTTGAGTATAGTTAATGGTAGCGGTGCACATCCTATCGCTATAAGAAGAGAATTGGGTGGATCAAATTACACAACAGGAATCACTGGTTCTGGAACAGGAACACTTGTATGGAATACAGCAACAGTTGGAGCAGGTAGAACTACCTTCTTCTATCAGTGCACATCGCATCCAAATGCAATGTATGGACAGATCATTGTCAAGAGTTCTGAGAGAGGTAAGTTCTCATTTGGTGTTCTCACTCCATCATCTGGTAACTTTAACAGAAATAATCCAATTGCAATCGGAGTCACTGGAAACACTGTCATTGCAGGTGAAGGATTAGGAATTTCAACCTTCCCTGTTATTCAAAGAAGAGGTTTTGGTATCCGTAATACTGGTGCAATTAAGAGGTCTCACACACCATGACGATTTCCTGTATAAATATAGAAAAAAACGTATAATAATGCCAGCAATTGTAACTGACCAGTTTAGAATATTAAATGCGAGCAATTTTGTTGCGGGGGTATCATCTGCGACTAATTCATATTATATCTCTCTTGGTTTACCAAATCCTGCTCCAGCATCTGTTGGTTTTGGAAGAGCAACCAATTGGGATACTGCTACACCTAATCCAGTTGATAGTTTTTCAGATATTGCACATATTGGAGATACAACACAATTTGGTAAAAGAGTCACAGAAGCTAACGTAAGAAGATTAGTACGTCGTATTGATTGGACTAAGGGAGTGAAATATGATATGTATCGCCAAGACTATAGCATCAATAATAGTGCACCAAATTCAGGAGCAACACGTTTGTATTCTGCAAATTACTATGTAATGAATAGTAATTTCAATGTTTACATTTGTATTGAGAATGGATCATCGGGAATTAATACAACAGGAAACGCATCAGAAGATGAACCAACTTTTACTGACTTGGAACCATCTAAAGCAGGTGAAAGTCAAGATGGATATGTTTGGAAATATCTCTTTACAGTAAATCCTAGTGATATTATCAAGTTTGATTCAACAGATTTCATTGCATTACCAAACAATTGGAGCACAAGCACTGACGCTCAAATACAAGCAGTTCGTGAAAATGGTGATTCTGATCTAAATAACAACCAAATTAAAACAGTATATATTGCTGATCAAGGAAATAATTATACCACAACTGGTGGTGAATTCGATATTTTAGGTGATGGCAGTGGTGGTAAAGTTGTTGTTGAGGTAAGTGGACAGAAAATTACAAAATGCACAGTATCAAATGGTGGTAAAGGTTATACTTATGGAGTTGTTGATTTAACATCAATTAATAATGGCGCAGTTCAGGGAAGCACTCCTGCCAAACTGATTCCAATAATACCTCCATCAAAGGGTCATGGATTTGATTTGTATAAAGAATTAGGAGCAGATCGTGTTCTTGTTTATGCAAGATTTGATGATTCCACAAAAGATTTTCCAATTGATTCTGAATTTGCTCAAGTATCATTAGTAAAAAATCCAACATCGTTTGGAACCACATCAATTTATACAGGAAGTACATTTTCTGCTTTGAAATCTATTAAATTTTCAAGTGTTTCAGGGACACCTGCAGTTGGTGGAATATTACAACAAACTGTTGGTACAGGACAAACTGCCTTTGGTTACATCAGTTCATATGATAGTGACGTTAATGTAATCAAGTACATTCAAGATAGATCACTTTATTTTGGAAATAAAAATGACCAAACTGATTATGCAAACGTTAGAAATGGATCAAAACAGTTTGAGTTCGTTTCAACAACAAGTCAAATCTCATTCCCCGGAGGAAGCGGATCAGTTGAGACAACTTTTAGTTCTGGTATTACAACTGACATAAACAATAACAACGTTGCTTTAGGTGTATCATTCACAAGTGGACTTGCTTCTCCTGAGATAAATAAAGGGTCAGGTGATTTATTATACGTTGACAATCGAGCAAAAATCTCAAGAAATTTGAGACAAAAGGAAGACATTAAAATTATTCTGGAATTTTAAGAAATGCCACAAAAAACGAATTTAAATATAAGTCCATATTACGACGACTTTTCCAAGGATAATCAGTTCTATAGGGTTCTATTCAATCCGGGTAGACCAGTACAAGCTCGTGAATTAACGACACTACAATCAATATTACAAGATCAGGTTGAATCATTTGGTAGTCATATGTTCAAAGAGGGATCAATGGTTATCCCCGGAAACACAAGTTATGACTATGAGTATTATTCAGTTAAGGTGCAAAGTGACCATTTAGGTGTTCCAGTATCAGGATATTTACAAAATTTAAAAGGTAAGGTTTTACAGGGACAAGAAAGTGGTATAAGAATAAAAGTTGATAATTTTGCTCTTCCTGAAGATTCTGCAGATATAACAGATTTAACATTATTTGTAAAATATCTTGATTCTGGAACTAATAATGAAGTCTCCTTCATGACAGATGCAGAAAATTTAATTGTTGAAGAGTCATTTATTTACGGAAATACTCAAATTACTGCTGGAGAAACAGTTGCATCTCTTATAGATCAAGATGCATCAAGCGTAGGATCAGCAGTTTCAATTGCAGATGGTGTATTTTTCATTCGTGGTCACTTTGTTAACGTATCTTCTGATAAAATTGTTTTAGATCCATATACAAATACACCGAGTTATAGAGTTGGATTGTTTATTCAAGAGGAAATAGTTCAAGCAAAGGATGATCCCTCACTATTTGATAATGCACGGGGTTTCTCAAACTTTGCTGCACCCGGTGCTGATAGATTAAAAATAAGAACAACTTTAACCAAAAAACCACTAACTGATTATAACGATAAGAATTTTGTAGAATTACTTCGTCTTGATAATGGACAACTAAAGAAAAGTGAGCAAAAACCTGATTATTCACTCATAAAAGATTATTTTGCAAAGAGAACATACGAAGAATCTGGAAATTATTCAGTAGGAAACTTTGATGTTGAAGTAACTGAGTGTTTAAATGATGGTGTATCAAATGAAGGTGTATTTTTAGAGACTGAACAAACAGATCAGAGAAATACACCAGAAGAATCATTAATGTGTGTTAAAGTTTCTCCGGGTAAAGCGTATGTAAGAGGTCATGATATTGAAAAATCCGGCACAAGTGTAATTGATGTTGACAAACCCAGAGATAAAGAGGAATTCAAAGACGCTAAAGTTAATTTTAAACTTGGAACTCTATTCAAATTAAATAATGTTCATGGAACACCAGAGATAGGTTTGAATAATAATTATGCAAATTCAACTATTCTTTTAAGAAATCTAAGAAAAGGAAGTGGTAATAATCCAGGCCCTGCGGGAGCTGGAGCGGGAGGTGGAATTGGTAGAGCAAGGATATATGCATTTGAAAATACGGATGCTGCATACAAAGATGCAACAACTCAGTTTGATCTTTACCTATATGATATTCAATTATTCACAAAAATAACAGTTAATGTTGCATTATCTAACTCAGAATTACCAGTTGGTAGTTTTGTTGAGGGATTGAGCAGTGGTGCAACAGGTTTTGCAGTATCTGCTGGTGGTAATAATACAGACCATAGTTTAGATCAGGTATCAGGAACATTTATTGAGGGTGAACAAGTTAGAATAAATGGTGATAATTCATTAACTAGATCAATCACAACTGTTCTAAAAAATGGTCTTGAAGATGTAATGTCAGTTGCTCAAGAGGATACCTTCATATCAGGTGCTGATTTTAGTGGCGACTTGGTATTAAAAGAGGTACCAATAAAAGAATTAAGTCCAGCAGATAGAGTCAATGTAAGTGGAAGCAATATGATTTGTGCGGGTAAAACATTTGATTCTTTAAAAGTAAACGATATTTTGATTTCAAACACATCAACTGCTGCTGATCCATCTTTTAGTCGTATAACTGCAATAAGTGCAGATCTAAAAACAGTCACATTAGCAGCAGCAACAGCTGTAACAGGAGTAAACTCAGCTTCTATTGCAACTGGTGGTGCTCCTATTCGTAAAGGTGTTCCACAAATATTTTTGAATGATGCTGGATTATATGCTGAACTTCAGAAGAAAAATGTTTCTGACGTATCATTAGCACAATCAAAACTATTCATTAAATCACAAGTAGAAAAAAGTGCATCATCTAATTCATTAGTTGTAAATATTTCTGATGTCACAGATATATCAAGTGCAACATTTGCAACTTTTGACGCTGATCGTTATAGTATATCTAAAAAGACTACAACAGATACTAGACATCAAACCTTAGAAGAAAGTCAAGTTGTTTTAAGTAATAATAATACAACAATTACATTTAATAACATCGATAATGGTGCAAAAGTTGTTAACGTAACTCTAGAAAAAGACTTAATTTCTCAAAAGTCTAAAAATATTTCAAGAAGTAATTCAATTGTTATTAATAAAACCAATGCAGGAATAGCAACTCATGGTTTAACAACTGCAACTGGATACGGACTAAGAGTGCAAGATAAAGAAATATCATTGAATACACCTGAAGTATTCAATGTAACTGGTGTTTTTGAATCTGTTAATAATGCAGATCCTATTTTAGATAAGTTAGTTTTCGTAAGTGGATTAGCACTTAATTCAAATACAATTCTTGGTGAAAGGATAAAGGGTGCATCTAGTGGTGCAATCGCTGTACTAGCAGGTCAAACAAATGCCACAACAGTTGAAATTGTTAAATTAACACAATCAAACTTCATCATTGGTGAATCAATTACATTCGATGAATCTAATATAACTGCAAACTTGCAAGGTACAATTGCAGGATTGTTTAAAGATGTTTCCACAAATTATATTTTAGATGATGGGCAAAGAGATGAATATTCTGATTATTCAAGAATTGTAAGAAAAGATGGATCTACAATCCCATCTAAAAGGATAAGAGTAATCTTTGATAAATTTACAGTTCCTTCAAATGATACTGGAGATGTATTTACTGTAGGATCATATCCTGCTAACGGATTTAAGAATGTTCCAATACTTTCAAATGGTCTAAGGGCTTCTGATACTCTTGATTTTAGACCAAAAGTAGCAGATTATACTGGTAGTAGTTCACCATTCGCCTTTGAATCAAGAGCATTTGATGCTTCCGGAAGTAATCCTACTTTAGTGGTCGCACCAAATGAAGCATCAACCTTAGATTTTAAATTCTTCTTACCTAGAATTGATAAGTTAATTTTAGACGCAAGTGATTCAAGTGATAATGCATACACAAGCGGAGAATTCCAAATAATTAAAGGTGTATCATCTCAAAATCCAATAGTTCCAGCTGATGTAGAGACTGCCATGACTATTGGCACGATTGAACTACCTGCATATTTGTATGATACAGATGATGTAAAGATTACATTAGTTGATAATCGTCGTTACACAATGAGAGATATTGGTGGTTTAGAGGATAGAATTGAAACTCTTGAAGAATTAACATCTTTATCATTACTTGAATTAGATACAAAGACATTACAAATTCAAGATGCAGATGGATTGTCAAGATTTAAAACTGGATTTTTTGTTGATGACTTTAAGAACACAAATTTACTTGATAGATTAAATCCTGATTGTAAATGTGATGTAATATCAAGTTCACAGCAACTAGTAACTCCAACTGATTTTTATTCAGTCAAACCGGAATTAGCACTCGATGTATCACTAAACTCATCCACTGCTGATTTTTCACAGAATTTAGCGTTGTTAGATTCAGGTGTAAGAAAAACAGGTGATTTAATCACTCTTGATTATGATGAAGTTACAATGCTTGAGCAACCTCTTGCTTCAAGAGTTGAGAATGTAAACCCATTTAATATCGTTACATTTAGAGGTAGGATGATTTTGAGTCCAAGTGCAGATACTTGGACAAGAAATGTAATTCTTGATGATGGTACAAGAACTGTTTTAGGAGATACGAATGAAACATTTACAAATGATCGCATTGTAAGTAGTGTTCCTGATACTCACATTAGATCTCGCAACGTTGCATTTAATGCAAGTAGTCTAAAACCAACTACAAGATTTTATCCATTCTTTGATAGTGCATCTGGTATTGATGTAATACCAAAATTAATTGAAGTATCAATGGATTCTGGTTCATTTGATGTAAATGAAACTGTTGAAGGATTTGATGGTGCAACAAGAGTTTTTGTAGCAAGAACATGTGCACCAAATCATAAAACAGGCAGTATTAGTTCTCCAACAACAGTATATACTCAAAACCCATATAATTCTGGATTGACATTACCAAGTCTATATTCAGCATCGTCTACTGTTTTAAACATTGATATATCAGGATTAGTTGAAGAGGCACAAGGTAGATTTTTTGGATATATTGAAACTGGAATAAAATTAGTTGGATCAACAAGTGGTGCAACAGCAACTGTGTCAAATATAAGATTAATATCCGATACATTAGGTGATTTAAACGGATCATTTTTCTTTAGAGATCCACTTGCAACTCCTGTTCCACAGTTAAGATTTACAAACGGAACAAAAACATTTAAGTTAACTTCAAGTGCAACAAATTCTAGACCACTATTAGGATCTCCAAGCATAAGTGAAGTTGAACAAACATATCGTACAAGTGGAGTAGTCGATACCTTTAGACAATCTACTGTTG